TAGTTATCTTATATAGTCAAGTGATTATGTAAAATTTGTTACAGTTTTGAAAATCTTAAAGAGTAAAAATTTTACCGGAATTTTTTTTCGACTTTAATTCAAATAAACATCAATTTTAGTTTTACCTTTCGATATAACTTAGTGTATGATCTTGTGCAAATAATTGATCTATGATCATATCACATCCAATTTTAGGATCACATTCTCCACATGTATAAACATCTACTGCTGCTTTACCTTCTTCAGGCCATGTATGAATACTAATATGACTTTCAGATAACAAGCAAATAACGGTGACTCCTTGCGGTTCAAACTTCTTTGAAATTGTCTGAATCACAGTGGCACCACTTGCCGCTGCTGCGTTTTCTAATAAGTCTATAAGACAACGCTCGTCGTCCAAAAGGACAAACGAGCACCCATACAGGTTTAAAAGATAATGCTTACCCATTTACTCAATTGCTTCCGAATCTATTCCATATTGATTTATTAGTTTATCAATTTTAGTCTCTTTACCTGATAGTTTTTCTATTTCAAATATTGATGACTTTTGATACTTTTTAAGTTTTTTATATTCCTTAATGAGTTTATCTACTTCACGATTTCTAACATAAAGTTTTACTTCTTTATCTTTTTTCTCATTAATAAATCCTTTAAATCCTTCACTCATTTTCTTTTTTTCTTCTCTGGTTGTTTATATCCCCAAAGTTTGGGGTTTGCTCTTCCATATCCAAAATCAATTTTTTGAACTGATCCGGCACCTAACCTATCATAATACATGTCGAAGATTTTGACTCTTGAACCCCTAACCAAATCAATATATTTTTCACCATCTTCGGTATACCAAATGAGATAGGCATCATTAGGAAATGATGTGTCTTTTGCTTTTTCAAGAGTTGTTTTTTCTAAAAGAACTTCACATCCATATTCTTTAGGCAGAATTAATCGTTCTTTTTGTGAGGTATCTGCCATTTTTTTCTCCTCTACAACTACTGTCATGAACGTCCTCCCCATTGAATATCTGGGTAGGCTTCGCTAACAATTTCTTTAGTAATCTTATATTTAGTTTGCAAATTTTTATCTTTTGTAAGAATTAGTACTTCTGCTTCTTTAGGATGAATCCCTCGCAGAAGATTAATGAACATCATCTCTCTGCGAATTGTTGTAAGTGCATCATTACCACCTTTTATATAATGATAAAGATTCTGCCATTCTCTGCGAAGAGAAGTTCTACCTCTTCCATCTAGATCTTGTCCTGTTGCCGATGCTCCACCAGAAGCTTCTTTGGATAGATTTTCTGAGAGAGTTCCAGCATACACAGACTGTTCATCTGCATTTCCATAAGGAACATCTCCTTCCGGAAGAAGAGAGATTACAGATTCGTCAAAGTTCCAAATAAAAATTGCTTTAAGAGACTCATGTTCATATGTCTTTAGAACTTCTACTTTCTTTGCATTACTTTTTTGCTTTGAAGCAAGTTCTAATACTTCATAAACAAATGGGTTTGTTGGAAGAGTTTCAATAGGTTTTTCAACTGTCTTCTTCCTCGATGTCGTCGTAGTCATAATCGTTTTCAAATCGTACAGATACTATTTCGTCAGGTATAACCTGTCCATTTTCATCAAAAAACTCTGGATGTAAATATGGTGGTTTTGATTCTAAGAGATGTCTATAAGTTAACCATCCAATTATACTACCTACCATAAAAAATAGCAAGGTAAACATTACAGTGAATGTGATTACATATGCTGTTTCCATTTGTCTTTTCTCCAGAGAGTTTATTTTTTCCTAACATCAAAGTGAAATTCTATAAAGAAGTGAAACTCTCTACGAAAGAGAGAAATCATCTTACCAAACTTCACTTGAAAAGTCTTTGGTTTTGATTCTCTCCTCCGTTTATTCCTAAGTAATAACTCAACGCCTCTATTGATCTGAGGCCCTGAATTATTTAGTTTGCTTCTTTCGTCGCCCTGGTCTTTTATCATAATTATATTTCAAGGCATCCTCTAAAATGGCATGAAGATAATTTCTTATTTTTCTTGCTTGTGGTTTTGGAATATGTCCATATCCTTCACGAAGTTGTTTATGGGCATTGTCAGCACCACCTTCAAGGTATTCGTCCAAATCCATTACTAAATTGCTAATTTCACTTGCGGTAGAACTTTGAATAAATTCTTCTACCTCCACTTTTTTTGCACCACGAACCTTTAAATAATCATAAAATTTTAACACAAACTGTCCACCAAAAGCAAGATCAATTGCTTTTTCTACATCGCCATAAACTTCGTGAAATGTGCTATTCATTAAACTAAATTTTGCTCCTTAAGATATTGAACGGTGTCTGTGCATCCACCAATATGCCTATCTTCTACAATCACTTGAGGAAAAGTAGAACCTTGTCCGAATTCTGCATAAAATTCTTCGCGGGTAAAATCAGTATTCAGTTTGTAAATAACATGTTGGAGTTGGGCTAACTCTAACACCTGTTGAACTTTTGTGCAATATGGACAACCATCTTTTGAATAAACTGTAAACTTCATGGGTTTTTCTTTGTTTTGAATTTTATTTAGTATGAATAATTGAGGCCAAGTATCTCTGATAATATCTGCTAGTTTGTATGGAGTTTCTGAACTTATCATTAGACAAATAAAGTGATTCTTTTTTTCTTTTGCTCTAATATAGTTAGGATTTTAGAATCCTTTGCAGATTTTTTCACAGAGTCATAGAAATCATAATATCCATTATGAAGTATAATAGCATCTTTAAGGGAACCTGTCTCCATTTGTAAACGATGAAGTTTACTTGCCAACAACCACACAGACACTTCATCGTCTTCTAGTAGTTGTTGTTTTGGAGGAAGTCCCTGCCTCACTAATTCATTTACTCCAAGTTGCGCGACTCCAAAAGTCTTCACATCTACAGGTTTGCGATGCAATATTTCCTCATAAAGAACTGCAGCAAGAACATTCTCTGGTATGCGAAACTGAGAACTTGCTTTTTTGATATATGGTACAAGTGTTTCCAGTTTCTGATAACTCATTTCACGAGTCATTGGAATACTTGAAACTGTGTTGCTTATCAGTGTTGGTGTAATTGTCCTGTCCCTCACCCCATAGTTACTTAGAGTTTTATTTTGTCCTGAGACTGGAATAAAAGAAAATAAAAGAATAAGTGAAAGAAATAATCTTTTCATAAATCTTGTGTGATGGACATTATAAACATAAAAACTCCGAAGAGTATGAACGTTACTAAAATGAAGAACATCTTATTGGTGCTTCTGTAGGTATTTAATCATTTCCTCCATGAGATTTATATTATCTCCAACTTGACCTAATACCATATTACAATTTCTACAAAGCAACTGACGAACTTTTCCATTCTTATGATCGTGATCTACACAAAGTTTCTTCCAATTACCATCACCTTCACCTTTGCAAATAGCACAAACACCTTTTTGTTCTTCAAACATCTGTTGATGTTCTTGAAGAGTTATACCATAATTTCTCTTTAAATCATTATTCCTGGTGCGTTCTGGATTATCTTGATGTCTTTTTTTAACTCTTGCTTTATCACATTCTTTGCAAGATGAATGTCGAACCATATTCACTTTATTCCTTACATAAAAATCCGTAGCAAGTTTTTCCTTACCACAAGTCATACAAGTTCTATAAAGTTCGGAGTAAAGTTTAGTCATTCGTGTTTTCTTTCGTGCATAATTATTTATAAAAAAAGGAACTCTAAAGAGTTCCCCTTTACTATATCATCCGATGGTAGGAGCAGTCAAGGCAACTGGTGTTGCTTCAACTGATGCTAGATCCAAAGGAAAGTTGTGTGCATTCTTGAAATCCCACTGTCGCCAGGGGCAAGGACTATATCATCACCATTTCTGGTGTCGGACGCTATTGGCGTATTACGGATGAAGCGTCATCCACCGCCTAGTCTCTGAACCTTCCTTACACGCTTGCAAGGCTTGGCTGCTGATTGTCTACAAGAGAGTTCCAGCAATTCATCCGATTTAACGAGCGCCATG